GCGGTGGAACGCGGCTCAAGTGTTGCGACGGAAGCCTGAGCCCGTCATGCGGCTGCTGATTCTCGCGGCGCTCGCGCTCTGGCCGGTTGCAGTCCTTGCCGAGACCGCGACCGTCGAGGCCGTCTGCTTCACGCCAGGCGGCGACTGCACGCAGGTGATTGTTGACCAGATTCGCGCGGCGAAGCGCCAGGTGCTGGTTCAGGCCTACAGCTTCACTTCGGCCCCGATCGCCGATGCCTTGGTCAAAGCCAAGCGCCGCGGCGTTGACGTGCGCGCGATTCTCGATCGGAGCCAGCGGACCGAGAAGTATAGCGGGGCCGACTTTCTCGCGCATGGCGGCGTGCCGGTGTTGATCGACGCGAAGCACGCGATTGCCCATAACAAGGTGATGGTGATCGACGGGGAGCGGGTGATTACCGGCAGTTTCAACTTCACGAAGTCGGCGCAGGAGAAGAACGCGGAGAATCTGCTGGTCCTGTCGAATCGGGATCTCGCACAGCGCTACATCGAGAACTGGCGGATGCACGCGGCGCATAGCGAGAAGTATGTTGGGAAGTAGTGCGGTATCACGTGATGCCGTGCGACGTTTTTTCAGCAAACCAACCACTCAACCGATGAGCCGAGCACGGGGGCGACCTCGACCATGCGAAAGACCTTGGGTAGAAGATCGCGCCGGAGGTCTCGAATCTCGTCCGGTTCCCTGGTGGCGAAAAGCCTGGTTTGGTTGCGCCCAAAGGCCTGGAAGTGCGCCTTGGAAGACAAGGTTCGATGGGTCATTAGAGGGGCTTCGTCCCCCTTAATCCTCCCCAAAAGTCCCCAAGCTGGGACGCCGTCAGTTTGCAGCAGGTCGATTCTAGGTAAACCAAAGCGAGGGTGCTGCGAAAGCCTCGCCGTCGATGGTCACGTGGATCGACAGCTTACAGCTGTGTTCGAGCTGAAGTGGCGAGATGATAATGTTCTGATTCATCACGATCGGCATAGACTTGACGCCTGGGGGAGGGATCATCGGATTGTTGGCTGCGTTTTGCTCGATTTCGGCCCGCGTTAACGTGATTTTGCCGATTTCACGGTCGTCAATGCTCACGGTGGAGGTTGTGGTTTCGGGGACCTCGTCAACAGTTACGGTAATCGCGATATTAATTGCAAACTTTGGAAGGAGGGCCGGATATGCGCTTAGATGGGCGACGGCACCATATACGCCGATGAAGGAAAGTTTTCCTTCGATCTCGTTTCGAATGTCGTCGCAGTACGTAACAGAAATCAGGCGCGGCATTTGTCGATCTCTTCTTCTGCGGTGATAGTGAATCTAGCGAAGAGATTCCTCGATATGCTTATTGCGGAGCCTGACGCTTGACCAAGGGAAACCCTTGATGTTGTGATCGAGTTGGCCCCAATTGCTGTGGCGTCGATGATGGCTGCGGCTTTGGTGAGCGAAAATTTCCATTCCAGCTCCATGGCGTCGGCGAGAAGCACAGCCGTTGAGATCCGCAAATCACCATCCGAGCTGAGATGACGGCTTACCGCAGGCGGAGAAACGCCGAGGCGCTTCGCGAGTTCGCGTATGCCAATGCCCTTGCTTTCTGCTGCTGCCTTGAGCTGACGCCGGATGGATCTGGTAGTATGTGCGATCTTGAAATCCGCGTCGGGGACAACGGAAGGCGCCGCAATCTGAGGGGCGCCGGTGATAGCATATAGCTCGGCCCGCAACTGATCCGTCAGGGTTGCTTCGGTCTTAGATAACGAGATTGGCGATGTCATCTGAGCTTACCTCTGTGCTGTACAAGCGGTCGATAAGGCGTTCCACGCGTTGAGCGCGGGCCGAGTACCGGGCGCACTGAAGTGCTTTGTCGGGCTCATTTTTTTTTCTTTTAAGGTCGTTCGTCAGGCAAATGGTGGCGGCGACAAAATAATTCGGCTTGTGGAAGAAGCCGAAGGTTCTGGTCTGCGGTGTGCGCATTTCGACCACTCGTTCATGTCCAAACTTCATCCGGGTGAACGGCGGTTCCATTCCTTCGCCGTTCGGCCGTATGAGTTGGGCAATCGGCTCGCCTGAGAGAAAATCTTCAATGAACGCATCAACGCGAGCGCGCTGGCTGGGCTGGCGGGCGAGCCCCTTTTGCGGTGGAGCGTCAACGTCCAGTGAGGAATGTTCGCGGAGCCAATCGTTCATCACCAAGAACGTCCGTACGGGAGGTCCGGACCGTTTCATTTGGAGGCGTATCAGCGCCCCCGCGTTCTCGAATATGGCGAGTGTTAACTTATGAGTCAACAGGCTCTACATCCTCCGCCCAAACCACACGGCCCGGCCGATGATCCGACCGCCGCCGTCGTCGAGCACCAGTTCGAACGGCGAGTGGTTCGGGTTGTCCGAGATCACGCGCACCGCGGGCGGGTCGCTCTTGTGGATGCGTTCGATCCGCTTCACCAGCACGCTCATGCCGTCCCAGATCGCGAAGATTCCGCCCTGGCCGGGGTCGGTGTCGTCGAGGTCGATCATCACCCGGTCGCGCGATTGCAGGACCGGCTCCATGCTGTCGCCGCGCACCTCGATGATCTGCACCCGAGACGGAACGACGCGCAGCTCGTGGCGCACGTAGTCGGCGGGCATGTCCCACTCGCCGCGGACGTCGTCGCGTGCGACCTGGTTGCCCCATTCGTCGGTGTGGTTGAACTCCACGGCTGTGACGCCGCCGCCGCCCATGCCGCCGCGCACGTCGACCTCGGGGATGCGGCTTGTGCTTAGGTCAGAAGATTTGACGGTCGGGGCAGGGTCGGAGGTCGGGGCAGGGGCGACCTCACTCAAGATTGCGTCGTCACCATCGATCAGATCGCGCCAGTCGATTCCGAGCTTCGGCGCGTATTGCTTGGCGGCTCCCACGGTGAGGGGGCGCGTGCCATTCTCATGACTGCGATAGGTGACCTCCGGGAATCCATGGGAGCGCGCGAACTCGGCAGCGCTCTTGTAGCCCGCCTTCTCCCTCGCCTGCTTCAGTAGCGTATCCACGACTTCCCCCGTTTCCTGTAGCGCGAAATTCTGAACGGGACGTCGCATGTTCGCACGATACATTTCGTATTGCCGATGGACGATACCTGATGTATCGTTCTGCCCATGGACACCGTATCGCACATTCTCGATTCCCTCGGCGGCGCATCGGCAGTCGGACGGGAACTCAAGCTCCCTCAGGTGACGCCCCGGCAGTGGAAGCGGCGCGGCAACATTCCCACGACCTATTGGCCTGATCTGATCGCCCTGGGCGAGAGGGTGGGGGCGTCGGTCACGGCGGATGCGCTGATGCGTGCCTGCACGGTCCGGACCACCGAGGCCGCGGAATGACGGCCTTTCCCTACAATCAGGAGAACACCATGACCGAGGAGCAAACCCGTCTCGCGTGCTTGGATCGTGCGCTTCAGCTTGCCCCGCTGATCGGCCGGATTCGGCCCGAAGAAGTCGTGAGCATCGCTGGGCAATTCTGTGACTTCGTGAACGGCACGAACGACGCGGAATTGGTTCGTGCCGCCCATGATTTTGCGCAGAAGGTCAGGGGTTGAACCTATGGTTGTCGTCCAGTCGCCCGTAGGGGCTGTCGACCGTCGCCAAGCACTCGGCGTAGGTGCCGAGGATCCAGTCTTTGGGCACGTCGCTGCCGATAAGCTCCAGACGTTTTCCTTCGGCCTTGGCGATGATTTCCAGCAAACGCAGCGCGATCGCCTGCGGCGTCTGGTCGGTATCAGCCATCTCATTCCCTCCAAAGTGGTGAACGCACAGGTTTTCACTTTGGCAGGGGGCGCGGGCGGTGTCGAGCCGTCCGCGTTCCATTGCTCTCGGAGGTTCGCATGACGGGCCTTCAATCCCATCGCCGCCTCCCCCAGGCGGTGCGCGCGGGGCTTTCCCTCGGCGGTGTAGCGGTCCCCCCGCAAGCAGCTCCGCCGCATGCCCCGCGCATCCCCTGTTCCTCCCGAGCGGGCTCCCGGGCTCTCGGGCAACTGCGCGGCGTCGCCTCCTGCACGTTGGGCGGCGTCGCGCCTCTTTCTTCGGTCCAGGGCGGGCAGGGCTGCCCGGCGTCCAGCGCTTCGGCGCGGGCCAGCAGCCACGCCTCCATCAATCGCCCCGCGGTGTCTCCGATCTTTTCCATGCTGCGATCGTACCCGAGCTGGAGCGCACAACCATGTTGAAGGCCTCCGAAGTCACCAGGGATTTGACGGCGGCGCGGGTTGCCCGCGCCCTGCGGCGCCATGTCGGGCGCGGCAAGGAATACGGCTATGCCGAGTTCGCCGAGGTGACCGAACAGGATCAGCGCACCGTCGAGGCGCACTGCCGCGCCGAGAGCGCGCCGCATCTGTTCGTCTGGCTGCGGTATGCCGCCGTTCTGCCGCCGGTGTTCGCCGCCGATCTGCTGGAAATCGTCGGCCTGACCGGCCTGCACGACGCCGAGACGGGCGAGGCTCATCCGGCGAGCCTGCTGGTGAACGTCTGCGGTATGAGCGCGATGCTCTCCCGCCACATGGCCGACGGTCGGCAGGATCACCGCGAGCGCGCCGAGGCTGAACCGGCGATGCGCGAACTGCGCGCGATGCTCGACGCCTATCTCGGCGATGGTTGCCCGCGCGATGTGCCGGTGCGGGGAGTGGCGCGATGATCTTCCTCACCTCGCCGCTGACCCACGCCAATCCCGAAGTCTTCGCCCTCCGCCTGCTGGAGACCCGGCACGCCTGCGCGATCCTCGCCGAGCGCGGCGAGCACTTTATTTCGCCGGTGCTGATGGGCGAGGGGTATGCCGGGCAACTGCGCGTCGACATCAACCACGCTTGGTGGATGGTGCGCTGCCTGCCGCTGCTCGAAGTTTGCGAGGCCGTGCACATCCTGCCGCTCCCGGGCTGGAGCGAGAGCCGGGGGCTCGCGATCGAGGTCGCCGCCGCGAAACGCTTCCGGCTGCCGGTGATCAACCGTGTCGAACTCGCCGAGGCCGCGATGGTGCGCGCCGGTGAGCCGTCTTGGCGGGAGCGAGCGTGATGTCGGGCGATTGGAGCGGCAAAATTCTACTGCTTCCCTGCGGCGCGCAGTTGTTCCTGGACAGCGCGGCTCAGCCTGGAGGCGTGAAGTGGTGGGGGCAGCATAGCCAAAGGGTCCATCAGCTTCTGTGCGCGGGTGAGAATCTCCTCCAGGAGATCGAGAAATGTATCCCTGCGGTCGTCGTCCCCCGGAAAGGACAGGCTTTCATTGAACATGTCCATCGAAGTCATGATTCGGCGCGCCTCCCACACAAGAGGTTCTCCGCAAATGAAGATTGCGTATATTTCTTCACGATCAAAGAACGTATCGCGCGGGAAAGGGCTATATGCGCCCTCTTTGATGCCGAGTTCCTCAATCTGTGCCGTATATTTATTGCACAAATTACCTATATTTGTCAGCTTGTAAAACGCCATCTGCGCGCTCACAAACACACGCTCATGGACTGCCTCAAAGGCTCGAAGGGTCTCGCTTTTTTTTCGTTCGTTAAACTGGACCCTCTGCTCGCGAATTTGTACTGCCAGCGCAATGGCAGTTCCGACCGCAGCAACAACCGCCAGCACGCCAGCAATGAGCGTCTGGTAGAGCCAGAGAATTTCCCCGAAATCCATCGTCGTTCCCCCCAGGTGACGCGGCAGTTTAGCGCGCCGGCTGTTCGCGCGCAAAAGCTGCGCGGGGCGATGGCGTGATGGCGCAGAACACCTCCTCCGCCGTGATGGCCCGCCGGGTCGAGCCGCACAACAGCCTTGACTACTTCCCGACCTTGCCGTTCGCCACGCGGGCTTTCGTTGAGTATGTGCTGAAGCCGCTCGGACTTTACCGTCGGGAAGCAACCGTGTGGGAGCCTGCGGCGGGCGAGGGGCACATGGTTCGGGTTTTGTCGGAGTATTTCGACACTGTCCATGCTTCCGACGTGTTCGACTACGGCTTCGGCTATCCGACTTTCGACTTTCTGTCCCTCGAACCCGGTCAACTTGGGCTTCCCGCGCCGTTTGGCGATGAGGTCGATTGGATCATCTCCAATCCCCCATTTGGCCCTGCCTCAAACCCCAGGATCGTCCGCTTCGTGTTGATCGCGCTCGCCCATGCGCGGGTTGGCGTGGCGATGTTTGGCCGGATTCAGATGCTGGAGGGGGTAAAGCGTTTCAACAGGATCTGGAGGCCGTGGCAGAGCCATGCCCTCTACGCTCAGCACGTCGAGCGTGTCCCGCTGGCAAAGGGTCGAATTCTCCCGAAGGAAGACGGCAGCGCCACGGCCTACGGTTGGCTGCTGATTCTTAAAAAGCAGCAGTTCTCGCCGATTTTCCCCGGCCTCGACATCGTCGCGGTGCCGACGATTTTCATTCCGCCCTGCCGCAAGCGGCTGGAGCGGGACGACGACTACACCACCCCCACCCAAGGAGACTGAATCATGGATCAAACCGTGAAAGCGTTGAGTCCCGCCGAACTGCCGGAGGCGTTGAAGGTCGCGTTCGGCAAGCTCTACGGCATCGACTGCGATCTCGCCGCGCTGAAGACCGTTCACATCGAGCCGAAGGCCGATGAGCGCACGGCGCAGTGGCGCGACCTCAAGGCTGCCACCGGCATCGCGCGGAAGGATCTCGAACTCTACTACAAGCTCTACAAGCGCGACAAAGACGCCGAGACGTTGGACGACGAGGACGCCGGGCGGCAGATCAAGGAAGACCTGCGCCGCCTCTACGACGCGCTCGCCGAGGGCGAAACCCTCGACTGGCTCGGGACCGCGGTCGGCGCCGAGAACGAGCCCGCCGCCGAGGATGAGGACGACGACGCGCCGCTCGCCGCCGTCGGCGCCGCCGACGAGGGCGTTGATGATCCCGCCGAGGTCGGCCCCGACGACGCCGATATCGAGCCGGAAGCCGAACCGGCGCCGGCGGAAGCCGAGGCCGGGCCGGATGCGGATTGGGGCAACGCCGAAGCGGAAGCCTCCGACGCCGCGTTCGACAACGCCGGGGTGATCTTCAACGAAGGCGAGGCGGCGGGCGGCTCGGGCAAAACGCCGCAGGACAACCCCTATTCCGACGGTATCCGGTCGGCGACCTGGGAGCGGGGCCGGAAGGCGGGCATCCGCAAGGCGCTCGAAGGCGTCGGCGACAACGTCATTCCGATGACCGCGGCGGCGGAGTGAGCCAATGACCGTCCTCGCGCTCGATCTCGGAACCAAGACTGGATGGGCGACCCGCGTCGGCGGCGTCGTCTCGTCCGGCGTGCTCGACCTCAAGGGCGGCCGCTACGAGGGCGGCGGGATGCGCTACCTGCGCTTCCGCCGCTGGCTCGACGAGGCTGCCGCCGAGGCGTCCGAGATCGTGTTCGAGGAGGTCCGCGCGCACAAGGGCACCGACGCCGCGCACGTCTACGGCGGTCTGCTCGCCATGCTCTCGGTGTGGTGCGAGGACTACAAGGTGCCGTATCGCGGCGTGCCGGTCGGCGAGATCAAGAAGCACGCCACCGGCAAGGGCAACTCCGGCAAGGACGCGATGATGGCCGCCGCCACAGCGCGAGGCTGGAGTTTTGCCGACGACAACGAGGCCGACGCGCTCTGGATTCTCGACCTCGTGGATGGGGGTGCGCGATGACGCCGCGCCTCGATCTCACGCCCGCGCCGATTTCTCTGCCCAGGATATCCCCGCCGAAGCATGGAAGAGCCCCCGTCGAGTGGGTTGACCGACCGACGCCGGACGGGCGCGGGCCTCAGGGGGTGTTGATACCGGCCCGTGATTTCGGTGCTTGGCTAACGCGCGAGGCGATCCTGCTGACGATTTACGCGGAAACCGAATCCTCGATCGAAGACGATCGCGACGCGGCCCAATGCTGGATCATGCGCGACGCAGCAAAACAGGTCGGGTTGACCCATGGTTTCATCCGCAGCCTGGACGACGTTCGGCAACTCCGCCGGATGCTGCGCGAGCGGCGGGGCGGAGCACAATGAACGCCGTCGCCACCTCCGGGATCACGCTACGTCCCTACCAGGAACAGAACGTCGCCGAAATCCTGGCGTGCCTGTCGCGCAAGGAATCGCCCCTCTACGTGCTGCCCACCGGCGGCGGCAAAACCCAGTGCTTCGTCTCCGTGGTCGACGCGGTGGGCGAGGCGGGATGGGATTCGGCGATCTTCGTCCATCGCAAGGAACTGCTGCGCCAGGCGTCGAAGCGCCTCACCCAGATCGGCATTCCCCACGGCGTGATCGCGCCGGGCTGCGACCTCACCTCGCACCGCGTCCACGTCGCCTCGATCGACACCGTTGGCGCGCGCCTCGACAGCCTGACGCCCTGGCTGAAGCGCCTGCGGCTCGGCATCCCCGACGAGGCGCACCATGCCGTCGCCAACAAATGGGATCGGGTGCTGCAACTCATGCCGCAGCGTCTCGGCGTCACCGCCACGCCCTGCCGCACCGACGGCAAGGGGCTGGGCGAAACCGGGCTGTTTCATCGGCTGGTGCGCGGGCCGGGCATCCGGGCGCTCACCGATGACGGTTTCCTCGCGCCGGCGGTGGTCTACGCGCCGCCGACCGGGCTCGACCTCTCCAAGGTCGCGAAGCGGGGCGGCGACTACGTGATTGGCCAGCTCGCCGGATTGGTCGACGTCGACATCCTCACCCTCACCGCGGTGCGCTGGTATGCCCGCAAGTGCATGGGCGAGCCCGCCGTGGTGTTCTGCACCACCGTGGAGCACGCCCGGCACGTCGCCGAGGCATTTACCGCGCACGGCTGGCGCGCCCGGTCGGTGGACGGCTCGATGCGCGACGACGACCGCGACGCCGCGATCAATGGCCTTGCGGACGGCTCGGTGCAGGTTCTGACCTCCTGCGAGTTGATCGGCGAGGGCCTCGACATTCCGGCGGTCTCCGCCGCGATCCTGCTGCGCCCGACCGAGAGCACCGCGCTCTACCTCCAGCAGGTCGGGCGCGCGCTGCGGCCGCACGAGGACAAGACCGAGGCAACGATCCTCGATCTCGTCGGCAACACCGCGCGGCACGGCATGTATGACGCCGATCGGCAGTGGGATCTCGCGGGCGGGCTCAAGGGCCAGGAACGCGCGGTTGCCGGAACCTGGCGCTGCCGCAACTGCCACCGCGTCCATAGCCGCCCGGCGAAGGCCGCGACGATGCTCTGCTCCTGCGGCGCCAGCCAGAAGACCTCGGGCTTCGCCTCGGCGCTGGTGGAGCGTCACCCGCCGATCGCCGGGATCGAGGCCGACACCCTCCTGCGGATGAAGTTCCAGGACGCGGTGAAGCACCTCAAGACCTACACCGACCTCTGCGCCTACGGGACGCTGCGGGGCATGGAGCACCCGAGGACGTGGGCGAAGATGACGATGGAACGCCGGGTCGCGACCCGCGCCCGCTACCAGCCGCGGGGGTGGAAATGATCACCTGCCGCACCTGCAACGGAACCGGCGAGATCACCAACGCGAAGGGGCAGGCGGACGCCTGCCAGGAATGTGCGCGCGCCGCCGAAAAGGCCTGGCGCGACAAGATCACCTCAGGGGGAAAGCATGGACGCGATGATTTCTGAAAAACTGCCTGAACCGCTGGTGCCCGCCGACGCGGACCTGCGCGACTTCGCGTTCATGCCGCTGGAGGTTCAGCGCCTGTTGACCTCGGAAACCTGGATCCTCGGAACGCCAGCCGAGAAGGTCGCCGCGCTCACACTCTGGCTGGTGAGTTGGCATCAGATCCCCGCCGCCAGCTTGCCGAACGATGACCGGATGCTCGCCCATCTTTCCCAGGCCGGATCGGGATGGAAGAAGGTCAAGGCGCACGCGATGCGAGGCTGGGTGCTTTGCTCCGACGGGCGGTTCTACCACGAAACTGTGGCCGAAAAGGCCAACGACGCATGGGGGAAAAAGGAGGTTCAGCGTGAACGCAGCCGGAAAGCGAACGCCGCGAGATGGGCAAAACCCGATCCTGAAGGTGATGCTCAAGGACGCCATCAGGAAGGCCGGGCGGGTCGCCAAGGAAAACTCCCGCTTCGTGAAGGAGATGAACAGGCATCCAAGATGGAGGAAAAATCTGTCCAACAAGGATTGCACGGAGGACTCCAACAAGCATCCCGTAACGATCCCAAGGGAGAGGGAGAGAGAGAAGGAGAGGGAGAAAAGGTAAAAACTGGGTCTTCAGAAGGTTCATTTCATGAACCTTCTTTGACCGTCGCCGACGCTGGCGCGTCCGGCGCGGTCGGGGAGGAGGGGGACGACCCCGAGGATCTCGCGTGGTGCAAATCCTCCGATGCCGTGGCCCTGCTCACCTTGAGCGGCAAGTACAACCCGCACCACGCTAGGGCAACCCTGCGCGAGTGGGTGCGGTTGCACGGACCGACCGTGACGCGGCAGCAGATCGCTGCCGCGCAGACCGTCGGCGCGACCGATCCCTTGACCTACGCTGCGAAACGTCTCGCGAACCTCAGGGCCCAGGATACGGCCGGAGTGCGGCGCGGTGCTGCGGCCTCGGCGCCCAACGAACCCTGGAAGCAATTCGACATGACCCGTGAGCAGTGGGAGGCGATCTGATGGACGCGTTCGTGCAGGCGAAGATCGTGAAATACCTCGTCGAGCCGGTGGCGGCGCGCTGGGGAGCATTCGGCAGCGATGCCGAGAAGGCCGCCTACGTCGAAGACGCGGTGATCGACCTCGGGCGCATGGACGGCGAGGTGATCACCCAGGCGCTGCACCGGGTGCGGCAGGGATGGAAGTATCCACGCCGTCCGGCGGTGGCCGACTTCGCCGCCGTCGCCAAGGCGATTTGGTCGGAGCAGCCGAAGGCCCGGCGCGACGGGGAAACCCCTGCGGCGCGGGCCAACCGCGTGAACCAGGAGGCGCACACCTACGCGGCGGCGTTCATGTGGGACACCCAGGAGGGACGGCAGGCTTTTGCCGAGGGGTACGCGCTGCCGATGCGGGAGTGGGTCCGGCGTGAGGCGGCCCGTCAGGGTTACGCCGGCGGCCCGGTGAGCGTGCGGATTCCGGCGGCCCAGGTTGTCGAATGGCGGGATAAGGCGGAGGAGGCGAAGAGGCTTAGGGACGCACCGCCGGTGCGCACGTCGCTGCGGTCCTTGGGCCAACTGGCGAAACAATCTCAGGCGAAGGAAGCGGCGGAATGAGGGCGCGGTCGGTGGAAAGCCGCTATCGCCCTCCGCGCGACGATGGCCTGCCGCTCGACCTGCGGCGGAAGGCGCTTGGGCGTGGGGTGGCGGTGGTGATCACCGCGGCACGGCGCGGCCGGATCTCCCCTGATGCGGTAGCGGAGCGGATGGAAGACGCTGCGGACGTGTTGCGGCGGATGCCTGCGACGGATCGGCCCAGCGGTTGCCGTTGCTCGATGCCGACGCCTCTGCGGGAGGTTCGCGACGTCTGGACCCGCGCGCTGGAGGAGGGGCGTTGGGAGGACATGGTGGCGAGTCCGAGCGTGCCGTCGGCGGAAGACATCAGCCGCATGGATGAGGCGCTGGGATGGCTGCGGCTGTTGCCCGGCGATGACGCCAAGCTGGTGTGGATGCGGGCGACGCGGACGCCGTGGAAGGTGCTGGTCTGGCGATTTCGCGCCGGGAAAACCACCCTCTGGCGGCGCTGGACGGCCGCTCTTGTCGATATCTCCCTGAAACTCAACGATAAAAATGGAACGAAATAGTGTGGAACACTTTCCCCGATTTTGGGGTATGTTTCAGGCATCCTCGCGGAAGCGAGCGTTCGGAGCCCTGGCCTTACAAGCCGGGGCTTTTGCGTTGGGGAGTTGCACAGCCGATGAACCCGTTCGAATCCTTTTCCTCCGGTGTTCAGAGCGAATTCAACGATCTGTTCCTCGGCGATCTCATCGGCGAAGGGCAGTTTCGGAAGGTGTACGAGCTTCGGTTCGCTCCGAGCCTCGTCGCGAAGATCGAACTGAGGGCTTCTGGTGAGTTCGAGAACGTCGCTGAGTGGCACGTCTGGAACCAACTTCGGGACACTGAGTGGGGGAGGTGGCTCGCGCCCTGTGAGGCGATCAGCTTCAGCGGGTCTGTGCTGATCCAGCGAAAGACCTCGCCGATCGCCCGCCTGCCGAAGCAGGTTCCGAGTTTCATGTGCGACCTGAAACCCGAGAACTTCGGCCGTCTCAGCGGGCATCTCGTAGCCCACGACTACGGCCACCATCGCTTGTTCACGCGCGGGATGCGGGGAGTCGGTCTGCGGCCCGTAAACGTCTGACTGGAGCCATCGATGTGCCTGAGGAGCGGCCGATCTGCGGAGCGAAGACGCGCTCGGGGAAGCCGTGCCGCGGGAAGGCCATGCCCAACGGGCGATGCCGGATGCATGGCGGCACCAATCCCGGCGCGCCGAAAGGGAACCAGAACGCCCGCAAGCATGGGGTGTGGTCGGTCCTGCTGACCGCCGAAGACAAGCAATTCCTCGCCACCGATCCCAAGGAACGCCTGGCGACGCTCCAGGCCCTCGCCGAGCTGCGCGCCTTCCGGGCGCACCAGGCGGCGCTTGGGAATGTGGCCGACGCGACGCTCGACGTCGCCTTCGCACGCAACGCCAATCAAGCCGCGAATCTCGCGCGGACCCGTCTCGCTCTCGCCGAGGCGGCGGCCGACGGCGTGCATGTCGACGAGGATCTGAGCGGCAATGAGGACGGATCGGAGGCGGTGACCGAGGATGAGCGCACTGCGCGACTGGCTCGCCTCCTCGACGCCGGAGCAGCGCCTGGTGATGGCGGCGCTGCTGGATCACCCGATGTGGCAACCGGCGAGCCTGCCGCAGATCGAGGCGCTGCTTAGTCAGGCCGATATCGTCGGCTATGGTGGCGCGGCGGGCGGGGGAAAGACCGACCTGCTGCTCGGCACCGCCACCACCCGGCATCGCCGCGCGATCATCTACCGCCGCGAAGGGACGCAGCTCGACGGCCTGGAAGACCGATCGGCGGAAATCGTCGGCGAGGCGGGGCGCTACGCTCGCCAGCGCCGCACTTGGACGCTGCACGGCCGGACGATCACCGCCGGCGGCGCGAAGGTGCGGACGCCGACGCGGTTCATCCGCTTCGGCGCAACCTCGAAACCCGGCGACTGGAAGAAGTACCAGGGCCGCCCCTACGACTTGGTCGGCTTCGACGAGGCCGCGAACTTTCTCGAAAGCCAAGTCCGCATGCTGATGACCTGGAACCGCTCGACGGTGCCGGGGCAGCGCTGCCGCGTGATCCTCGCGTTCAACCCGCCGACCGACGCGGAGGGGATGTGGATCATCGACTTCTTCGCGCCGTGGCTCGACCGCAACCACCCGAACCCGGCCAAGCCCGGCGAGCTGCGCTGGTTCGTCAACATCGACGGCAAGGACACCGAGGTTCCGGGCCCGGAGCCGATCACGCACAACAGCAAGTCGCTCAGGCCGAAGAGCCGGACCTTCATCCCCGCGCGGGTCGAGGACAACGTCTTCCTCGCCGGGAGCGATTACGAGGCGACGCTGGACATGCTGCCCGAACCGCTGCGCTCCGCCTTCCGTCACGGCGACTTCGCCGCGATGCAGCAGGATCACGCCTTCCAGGTGATCCCCACCGAGTGGGTCAAGTTGGCGCAGGCGCGGTGGCAACGGTTGGAGAAGCAGGGGTTCAATCCCGGGCCGATGGATACTCTCGGCGTCGACGTGGCGCGCGGCGGCAGGGACAAGACCATTCTCGCGGCGCGGCACGGCGCTTGGTTCGCGCCCCTCGACGCCTATCCCGGATCGTCGACGCCCAACGGGCCGATGGTCGCGGGGCTGGCGGTGGGCCGTGCGCGGGATGGAGCGCCGATCATCGTCGACGTCGTCGGCGTCGGGTCGAGCGTCTACGACCACTTGAAGGGCAACCGGGTCCACGTTGTCGGCGTCGGCGGGGCGGAGAAGTCCTATGGGCGGGATCGCTCGGGGCGGCTGTCGTTCGCCAATGTGCGCGCCGAGTTCTGGTGGTCGATGCGCGAAGCCCTCGACCCGGCGCTCGGCGACAACCTCGCATTGCCTCCGGATCGAGAGCTGCTGGCCGACCTCACCGCCCCGCATTGGCGGTTGTCGAGCGGCGGCATCCTGATCGAGAGCAAGGAAGACCTGGAGAAGCGGATCGGTCGCTCGCCGGATCGCGGCGATGCGGTGGTTTACGCCCGCAAGCCGGAGCCGAAGCGCGACGCCTTCCAGGGCGCGCCGGTGCGCGACGATCCGACCGCCGACTGGTTTAAGACCTGAAGGAGATCACCATGCCCTACGCATTGACCGAGGCCAGGCGGCGTTGCGCCGCGATGGGCCTGAAGTGGGATGACGCCGCCGCCGAACAGGCGATCGCCGAGTTCGATCGGCTCGGGCTCACCGAGGCGCAGGCGGACGGGCTGATGGCCTTCCACGCGCTGCGCGTAGCTTGGCTGTTCAATCCCACCACCTACGGCTGGCGGCAGCGCATCCTTCTCGCGCTGCACTTCTTGTTCGGCCGCACCCTTCCTCCGTTTCGCAAGGAGGCGCGCTGATGTGCGTATTCAGCACCCCCAAGAGCCCGACGATTCCGGAGGTTGAGGCGCCGCCGGAGACGCCGAAGGAGACCGACGTCGCGGTGAAGCAAGCGCGCGACGACAGCCGCAAGCAAGCGCTGCTCGCGGCCGGGCGTACCGGCGATATCGTCACCGGCAACTACGGCCTCGCCAATACCCCGGCGACGACGCAAACCAAGTCCGTGTTGGGGATCTGAGCCGATGGCCGAGCTTGCCCGCGCCCCGTTCGAGCGTCGTCTTGCCGCGCTGAAGACTGCGCGCTCGCCCTACGAGAACGACTGGCGGCTGCTCAGCGACTACCTCCAGCCGCGCAAGAGCCGGTTCTTCCGCACGAGCGCCGGGCATGAGCGCGACGTGAAGATGCTCAACAGCTCGCCGAAGTACGCACTGCGGACGTTGGGCTCCGGCATGCACGCCGGGCTTTCCTCCCCGGCGCGGCCGTGGCTGCGGATGATCACCGACGATCCGGAGCTGATGGAGTGGGGGCCGGTGCGCGACCACCTCACCGAGCGAACCGCGATCCTGCTGTCGGTGCTGGCGCAGTCGAACATCTACCGCAGCCTGCATACCACCTACCGCAACGAAGGCCAGTTCGGCACCGGCGTGATGGTGCTCGACAACGACTTCAACAGCGTCGTTCGGGCGCGGGTCATTCCGACCGGCGAGTTCTACCTTGCCGCCGACGGCGACGACATCTGCCGCACGCTCTATCGCGAAACCACGATGACGGTGAACCAGTGGATCGGCACCGTCGGCCTCGCCAACGTCTCGCCCGCGGTGCGCCGTGCCTACGACCGCTCCGACACCGAGGAGCGGATCGCGGTTTGCCACGTGATCGAGGCCAACGACGAGCGCATTCCCAGCCGCGCGGACTGGAAGGGCAAAGCCTTTCGTTCGGCGTGGTGGGAGGTCGACACCACGGCCGACGCCATCGCCAAGGTCTCGGGCTACGAGGAATGCCCGATCATCGGCGCACGCTGGGACGTGCTCGACCTCGACGCCTACGGCGAAGGTCCGGGACACGACGCCCTCAACGACGGAATCTCGCTCCAGCGCATGGAGATCGAGAAACACCGCCTGATTCCGAAGATGGCGGACCCGCCGAAGGCGATGCCGTCGAGCGCGAAGGTCTACGCCAACACCCCGGCGAGCGCCGGGCAGAACTTCTTCATGGACGGTCCGCCGGAGGCGGGGCGTGCGCTCTATCAGGTGCCCTCGGACATCGGGCCTCTGGTGGCGGAAATCCAGCGTACCGAGCGCCGGATCGACAGTGGCCTCTACAAGGATCTGTTCCTGATGCTGGCGCAGTCCGACATGGGCCAGCCGGTGACCGCGCGCGAGATCGTCGAGCGCAAGGAAGAGAAGCTGCTGATGGTCGGCCCGACGGTCGAGCGCCAGCACGCGGAATGCCTTGGGCCGCTGGTGCGGCGCTGCGACGCGATGATCGCCCGCGCCGGGCTCTATCCCGAGCCGCCGCCGGAGCTGCAACGCGCGAACGTGTCGATCGACTACCTCTCGCCGCTCGCGCAGGCGCAGAAGATGGTCGACGCGACCGCGATCGAGCGGATGGCGACCTTCATCGGCAACCTCGCCGGGATCAGTCCGCAGGTGGTCGACAAGTTCGACGCCGATCAGGCGGCCGACGAATACGCCCGGATCATCGGCGTCAACTCGCGCGTCGTGGTCTCCGACGACAAGGCCGCGAAGATCCGCGCCGCGCGCGCCAAGCAACAACAGCAGGCGCAGCAGATGCAGATGGCGAGCCAGGCGATCGAAGGCGCGCGGGCGATGTCCGAGACCTCGCTCAATGGCGGAAACCTTCTCGGCCGCATCGCCGGAGTGCAGTGATCCATGGGCAACGCTTTCGACCAGCTCGACGCCGAACGCGCCGCCGAGACCGCACGGCCGCGCCAGTTCGCAGCCGACCTCGCCGTCGTGGTCTCGACCCCGGAAGGTCTGCGCCTGATCGCTGCGCACATCGCCGACTGCGGCCTGATGAGCCCGAGCTACGACGAACGAACCGAAGGCCGCCGTGCGGTCGGCCGCGAACTTCTCGATGCGGTCAAGCGCGTCGCGCCCGACGCTCTGCCGCCGATCCTCAAGGAGATTTACGATGCCGCCTGAAATCCTCGCCGAAACCGCCGCGACCCCGACCCCGGAGGCCGAGGCGGCTGCCGCCGATGGGCAGACCGGGACGGAAGCCGCGAAACCGGAAGCCGCCGCTAAGACGGGGGCGGACGACGGTGCCAAGGCCGACGATAAGGCCGAAGCCGCCAAGGATGCCAATGCCGACGCCGATACCGAGGCTGGCACGAAAGAGGGCGAGGGTGAGGCGGATGCCGACCTGCCCGAGTACGAGTTCACCATGCCGGAAGGTTTCGACGATCTCGACGCGGACGCGATGGCGGCGGCGACGCCCCTGCTGCGCGAGCACAAGGTCTCGCAGGAGACGGCGCAGAAGCTCGTCAACATCGTCGCCGAGACGGTCCAGCGTCAGGTGGTGCGGGTCCAGCAGGAGCTTGCCGACCGCCGCGAGAAGCAGGCCACCGACTGGCTCGCCGAAATGCAGGCCGACAAGGGTTTCGGCGGCGCGGCGTTCGACCGGAACGCGGCGGCGGTGCGCGGCGTGATCGAGCGCTTCGGCGACACCGATCCCGCCGTCGTCTACCCCGAAGGGCACCCCAACGCGGGCAAGCCGATCCCCGGCGGCGCGGTGAAAAAGCTGCTGTCCGAAGCCGGGATCGGCAATGCGCCCGCCATCATCCGCATGCTGCACCGTGCCGCCCTGGCGACCGGCGAAGACAGCATCGCCCCCGGCGACGGCGTCGGCAGCCCGACTGCGATGTCCGAAGCCGATTTCATGGCGGAAGTGTTCGCCAAGTCCAGCAAGACCTAACAGGAGGACCCCCGAATGGCTCTCGACACGCTGCGCACGATCGCTCTCGACAAGAGCAAGAAGCAGCCCAAGCAGATCGACCACCTCACCGAGGAGGCGCCGATCCTCGACACCATCCCGTTTTCGGCCGCGACCCACGACATGTGGCACATGGCTGAAAAGCTGGTGTCGGCGGACGCGATGAGCTTCGTCTCGATGGACGCGCCCCTGCCGTCCGTCGCGTCCGACACCGCCCTGATCAAGTTCGACCTCGCCAAGATGGGCGGGATGATGGAGGTTGCCGAGGACAAGGCGCGCCAGTACGGCGGCAAGGAAAAGTACTTCGCCGACAAGACTGGCCCGGTGCTGAAGGTCACCGGCATGAACACCGAACGGGTGATCGCCTACAACAACCTGCGCCAGTACGCCCTCGACCAGTTCCTCGCGGGCAAGACCACCAAGACGATGTACTCGGCGGCGGGCTCCGGCAACGCCAACTACTCGATCATCGCGGTGCGGTTCGAGGAAGGTGTCTGCTCCGGTCTCTACAACCCGAAGGGCTTCGGCAACGGCGTGATGTTCGACACCGAAGCGTTGAACGGCGGCGCGCTCTACAAGATCAACGCCGCCGGCGTGGTGGGCTACGGCGTCCGGATGAAGACCGACCTCGGCTTCATGATCACCGGCGTGCGCAACGTCGGCGCGATCGTCAACATCGATCCGGCCAATGCCAAGCTGCCGACCGCGATGCAGATCGACGACCTGCTCGCCGACATCCGCGCCACCGACAGCGGTCGCACCGTGCTGATGATGCACACCCGCCTCAAGGGCGCGCTCTGCCGCGCCTTCAAGGACGACCGGGTGCAGATGCGCCCGGCCGACAAGGTCATCGACCGCGCTCTGGAAAGCTGGGGCGGTGTGCCCTTCCTCACCTCCTACAACCTCTACGACGGCACCGAAGCCAACGTGGCGCTGGCCTGATCCCGGCGGCGGCTCCGGCCGCCGCTCCCTCTGACGTTCCCTTCGCAGGAGATCACGAGATGTACAAGAAAGACGACGGCCTGCCGCACGTCATGCAGGTCTACGGCCAGAGCCTCGCTAATGCGCAGGCCCTGCCGCTGAACACTTCCGCCGACGGTAACGAAGGTCCGCTCAAGGTCGGCGGCGCCATGGGCGCGCTCGAACTGCTGGTGCGGGTGAACGCCGCGATCGGCATCGCCGACACCAAGGCGCTGACGGTGAAGCTCCAGCACCGCGACGGCGCCGACGCCTTCGTGGACCTCGCGACGATCTACACGATCACTGCGGCGGCGGGCAGCGGCGCGCTCGCCAAGGGCAAGGAACTCGCCCGCTTCGCCCTCCCGAGCACGGTGAAGGACGAGATCAAGGCGGTGATCAGCACCACCGACGCGGCGGCCACGGGCAAGATCGACATTCTGCCCGTCTACTTGCCGCGCTGACCGGAGGGCATACAGTTGAAACGCTCCGTTCGCGCCAAGGCTCCCGGCATCGCTCCGGGCGGCAGTCACGCCCGGCAGGGCGAAACCTTCACCATCGACGAGGCGGATTTCGCGCCGTCGTGGATGGACCCCATCGACTGGGAGCCGCCGACGCCGGCGGCATACCCGCGCCGCCTCGTCGCCATCGACGAACACGAAGCGGCGATCGCCGCCAAGGATGCGGAGTTCGCCGACCTTCAGGCCAAGACCGTGCATGCCTTGTCGCAGATGAAGGAGGCCGCTGGCGACGCCGCGCGCGATGCGGCGGCGAAGGACCAGCGGATCGCCGACCTGGAAGCGGAGCTTGCCGCCGCCAAGGCGACGGTCCCGCCCCCGGACGAGACGAAGACCGCCGAACCGCAGAAACCGGCGGCCAAATCCAAGTAAACGCGGGGGGCTTCGGCCCCCCGATCTCTTTTTGAGGGGACGGGCATGGCGACCAAGATCGGTATCTGCAATCAGGCGCTCGCGGCGATCCGTGGCGGGCGCATTGCCGACATCGACGAGGATTCGG